TGATCGCGATCAGGTTCGACTGATACTCGACCTCGCGGACGCGGGACTTATCGTCCTCGCTCGGCATGGCATACTCGACGGCGCCGAGGCCTTCGTTGAAGCCAAACCGATCCGCGACGCCGTAGTAGGTCTTGAAGAGATCCTGCGCACCGACCGGGAAGAAGCGAGCCTCGTCATCTTCGACGAACTTGGTCGCGCCGATCAGGCCGCGATACTCTTCGAAAACGATGCCGCCGTAAGCGAAGGTCGTGAAGGCGGTGCCGCCACGAAGCTCAGCCGCCGCGGCTTGGTTCAGGAAGGTCTCGCGGGTTTCCGGATGGTTGGCGATTTTGTCCATGAAGGCGCGGCCGACGAAGGCGTGGACGCCGGTGTGAGGAACGCCGCCGAGAGCATCGGCAATCTGACGGACGATGCCGGCGCACGCTTGGCGGATGGCACCGGGAGCCGGGGAAGCCGCGTCGAGGTCGAAGTAGACAACGGCGGGAGCATCGGTGCCCATCTTCGTGTGGAGGTTCTCGAGGGGGGTGCCGTCAGCGTCGAGGACCAGGCCCTTGATCGCGCCGAGCATATGCCACTCGCGGGTCGCACGGAGCGAGCCGATGACCGGGAGAGACTTCTGAGCGAAGTAGCGATCCCACTGCTCCGGAGCATTCGAGCCCACGGCGCGAAGGTTCAAGATCTCGTCAGCCGTGATCTCGACGCTCTTCGCGATGCGGACGGTCTCAAAATGAACAGTGTCGCGAGTGCGCTTCGAGGCTTTCGGGGCATTGGTGCCACGAGTCGAGCTCTGGATCAGCTCCAGACCGTAGGAGGTCTTGTCGAACTTGACCGTAGTCGTATTCAGGAGACCCTCGGACGAGAACAGGCCGAGCTGCTGAACGCGGCTCGGAGCGTGAGGGATGCCCTCGATAACGCCGTCCAAGTGAGCGATCAGATCGCCCGAGACGACGCCTTCCGAGAGAAAGTCGACGATTGCAGACATGCGGAGTAATCCTTCTTTTTGTCTGTTTGGGAGCCCGCGCTTCCGATTGAAGTGGATAACCGGGCGCGCGGGCGGGCCCGGATCTGGGGTGTTCAGTGGAACTTCGAGTGCTGCCTGGCCCGGATTTCGGCCGAACGCTGGGCGGCGGTTTTTACGGGAGCCTCGTCAGAGACGGAGCGGATCGGGGAGGTGGTGATCGCTTCGTCCTCGGCGGCCATTGCGTCGAAGAGAGCGGCGCGCACCGCGTCGAGAGAGGCGCGAGCGGAGATGAAGCCCTCGGCCTTCGCTTCCATGCGAGCGACGGCGCACGCGGCGCGGATGGCGGCTTGCGCCTCCTCGTCGAGTGCCGGCTCGATTTCCTCTTCATCGGCTACGCCGTTGAGCTCGTCGCCCTGGGTTTCCTCCGGATCGGTTTCGCCGGTGGGAGCGGCCTCATCGGCGCTCTCAGTTTCGACCGGATCGACGGGATCGGCGTCGCTCACTTCTTCCGGATCGGAAGGCGCGGTCTCGGCTGTTGCGGCCTGGGCCTTCTCAATGAGAGCTTCCGGGGCGTTCAGAGCCCGGAGCTCCTCGACGTCTGCGCACGCGGTGATGCCCTGAGCTTCGATGAGACCATCGGCGAAGCCCATCGCCACCGCATCGAGGCCGGTCATCCAGTAGTCTTTGCCATCGATCAGAGCGGCGATCTCGGCTTCGTCTTTCCCCGATTTTTGGGAAAGGCGCTTCACCATGATCGCGTTAACTTGCTCGACGCTCTCAGCGTATGACTTGATCTCGGCCGCCGATCCCCAAATGCCGCCCGATGCCTGATGGATCATCATGGAGGCGTCTTCAGCGATCAGATGCTCGTCGCCGATGACGGCGAGATATGCCCCGGCGGATGCCGAGATCGAGGTAGTGCGGAAGCGAACCTTCACCCCGAGACCTTCGAGACCGGTTTTGATCGCGACGGCCTCGCTGAAGATGCCGCCCGGAGTATTCAGGTCGATCTCGATAAGCTTCGCGGAGGGAGACTTTTTTTTCGCCTCAGAGACCGCATTGAGAAAGCTCGCCGAGGTCTCACCGACCATCGAGCCATCTTCATCCTCGAAGCGAAAGCCGATCGGGCCCTCGATCTTTGCGCGGATCACCTCGGCATCGCTGGAGGCCAAGAGAGCGAAGGTGAAGGGGACTTCACCCTTCAGCCCGCGAGTTTTGATCTGATCGCTCATGCGGTCTGTCCTTCTTTCGCTCGATATAGACGGTCGGGGGATTTTTCTTGCACGCGCCTCACGAGATTTCGTAATGCGGGCCGTCGATGAAATCCGGGCCGGGGTGCCGCTTGCAGTAAGCCTTCACCTCGGCCTCCAGGGCCCAGCATGGGATATCGTTGAGATCGCGATCCCAGACCCCGCCCCACCGGAGCCGGAGCCCCTTCTCGACGGCGGCGTCGCGCATCGCGGCGGCGATCTTGTAGATCGGCTTCCACTCCCAGCGGAGCTTACCCTCGATATACGGCACGAGGTCGACGGCATGGCCGTATCCGCTTGCCTGAGCCTGATGCTCGCTCTTCCGCTTGTAGCCGTCTCGCTGAGAGGCCCCGCGCTTGTGGAGAGCCGCTTGCTCCTCGGCGGTGCGGAGGCCGCTATGCACCGTGAAATCCTGCTCAGTGAGCTCGATCGCACGCTCCACTACGGCCACGAGATCGGGATGCACGCCCTCGAGCTCACGGCGCGAGCCGGAGCCGAGGACAAACCCGGAGGCGCTTTCGGTCTTAGTCTTGCTCGGTGTCTTGCGGGTCGCCATCCTCAGGCTCCTCCTTGCTGTCTGTCTTTTCGGATTGAGCGGCGCCGGATTTCGCCGTGCGCCGGGGATCGCCGTCGAGGGTCAGGCCGAGGCGGTCGCGATCGGCGGCCTCTTTGGCGAGTTGTTCGATGTGATCGGCGTAGTCATGGCCGCGCCGCTCGACGAGCTCGGCGAAGGTCATCGCCCCGGAGCGAAGCTCGGTGACGTCTGCTTGGGCCTCTTGATGGCGCCGGATTTTCGGGAGCGGGGTGCCCGTCCACTTGACGCGATAGACGGAGGCCGGATCGCCCTTCCAGGCACCGGATGCCACCGCGGCCTCGAGGAAGGCACGCCACACGGGCCGACAAAACTTGTGGATCAGCATCTTCCGGCGTTGCTCGACCAGGATCTCGTATTTCGCGAGGGTGAGCTGCTGAGACCGCTCCGGGAGATCCCCATCCATGATGAGATCGATGGGCGCGAGACCCACACACGCCTCGGAGAGGATCTGACGCACGAAGGCGGAGAACTCGCTCCCGGCTTGATGGGTGGGTGCGAACTCGACGTCGTAGTCATCCGGGAGCACCATCGCGTCGCCAGGATTGGCGCTCTCGATGACCTCCATCTCCTCGGCCTCGTCGATCTCCGTTTCCGGGTCAATAAGGAGGCCGGCATTCGCGTCCGACTGACTTTTCCGCTTGAAGAAAGCCGTAATCCGGGCCGAGAAGTTTTTCTTCACGAGCTCCGCGTCTTCGTATTCATCGAGCTCATGGAGGCGGATAATGGAGCGCACGAGCCACGGCTCGCCGCGCACCTGCCCGGCCTCGCGGACTTGCATGACGTGCGCGATGCGATCCGCGGGGATTTCTTTCGGCTCAGTCGCGAAGCCCGTCGAGCCGTCGCCGGGGTGTGTCTCGTGAAAGAGATAGGCCGAGCGTTGACCAGGGCCGCGGAACTTCACGCCGGACACGATCCCCGCGTTTGCGTCATCTTTGAGCGGGACAAACTCGCTCGGAAGGAGCTGCACCTGGAGCGGCACGGGAAGGCCGTCGAGAGCGCGACGAGGACGGAGCCGGACAAAGACCTCGCCGGTCGCGACGATCTCGCGCATCGCGAGAGCCTGGAGCGCGTAGAAGTCGCCCATGTCATCGGCGTCGCACTCGTCGATCCAGTCATTCCAAAGCGCGAGGAGCTCCGGGTCAGCGATACGAGGGCGAAGGCCGGTGCCGACCGTTGTGCCGACGATGAACTCGACGATCGCGTTGGCGATCGGGTTATTGCGGATCTCGTAGCGGCACCGCTTGATGATCGTGGGCTGATCTTTTCCAATGAGATACCGGAGGCTCTCGCCGCGGGCGTGAGCGA